GAAGAAATTGAAAAGCTGATGGCGCAGGCACCAAGTAGGTCAAGGGGAGGGGTTGAGGATTGACGGAGAAGGTACAGACTCCTAACCTGGCGTTCGGTCAATGCCTTGACTGTAATCGTGATTTACGGCGGGTATGCCCGGGATTTGACTGGTACAGCAATTCAGAGATAATCTTCTGCTTGCACCAGTGCCGCTGGATTATCGAGTGGCTTGACCTGTTTTTGGATGGCAAATGGCCTGCCTGTCCGGTCCCGAATAATTACACTGACCCTGGGATCCGCGCCAGGTATGGCAGGTCCAGCCATGCACATTTCGAAAGCCCGATCCAGGTTGCGGCGGAAATTAGATACCGCATGAAACGCTGCGGAGTTCACGGTAAATTGTTGGAGGCGGAAGTCCAGCTGGGGCGGGAGGGGTTGAGCTACGAGGCGTTCACGGCATTGATTTATATCTCCGGCTGGGAAATCAAGAGGACGCCTTACAAAAAATGGCTATGGAAAAGAGAGAAAAGGCGTGCTGCCAGGCGTGCTTTAATGACAAAATGAAAATAGTTTGAAGCTAGGGGTATTTTTTAACGTCAAAACATCTTGACAGGACATAATTCGAGCCTGTAAACTATTGACTCAGTAGGAGAATCTGTCGCAGGTAGGACAAACGGAAAGGCGATGGCTCCATAAGCCGGAGATACAGGGTTCAATTCCCTGACCTGCTACCAAGTTGAATATACCCGCCACGCCTCTGATAGCGGTTATGCCGACAAGCGCAACATGGCGGGTCTTTTATTTTAAGCAGGTTACGCCGGGTTACTCCTTACCGGCTGTTCCCTGGCCGTCATTCCTCCTTTCGCAATAGGCACCGGTTACCGCACGCCGGTGCCTAAATTATTTCTTGAGAAATATAACCTGTGGGGTTATAAATGGCTCCGTTAAACAATGCCAGATATGAAAAATTCGCTCTTGCTGTTTTTAAGGGCAAGAGCTTTACCGATGCTGCGATAGAAGCCGGCAGCAAAGAGCGGTCAGCATATGAAATGGGACACCGCTATGCCAGGCGTCCTGACATCAAGAAACGCATACGGGAACTTCAACATAAATCATCTTCCAATAAGGTCATGTCTGTCAGAGAGCGCAAGGAAAGGTTATCCGAGATTGCCCGGGCGCGTGTGACTGACTTCGTAGCCTGTGAGGACGGGAAGGCACACATAAAAGTCACTCTCGAAACTGCGAATAGCGGAGCAATCCAGGAAGTGACATCCGAGCAAGTTGGCGATATTCCTGTTCAAATTACCAAGCTCAAACTCAGAGACCCAGTCGGTGCCATTGCCGAATTAAACAAAATGGACGGGGCGTACAAACCTCAGAAGGTTGATGTAACCAGCAAGGGCAAAGAGATTAAACAGTCTCCAATTTTTAATATCGTTAATCCAGATACGAAGGTCTTGATTGAGAGTTTAGAGCATGGAGGAAGAAAGTCATCAGTGGAACCTGACTCAGATATTTCACCAGAACCTGCAGGCATACCTCAATCCGCAAAAGAGACGGGCACTAAATGAGGGTGGTACTTCCAGTAGTAAGACATATTCTATCCTTCAGGTACTTCATTTAATCGCCAAGTTCAGTCAGTACAAGCGCACAATCTCTATAGTTTCCGAGTCCATGCCTCACTTGAAAAAGGGCTGTATCAAGGACTTTAGAGAAATACTCGAAGATGAATTTGACGATAACCGGTATAACAAAACCGAGCAGCAATATCATTATGACAATGCTGTAATAGAGTTTTTCGGAGCGGATGAATCCAGCAAGGTGCGCGGCCCGCGCAGGAATATCCTGTACATCAATGAGGCAAACAATGTCCCTTGGGAAACAGCCAGGGGGTTGGATATCAGGACTTCAGAATTCACTTTTGCGGACTGGAATCCGGTTGGAGAATTCTGGGCGCACGAGCAATGGTTTAACAAACCTGAAAACGCTTATATCCATAGCACGTACCTTGACGCCAAATGGGTATTGCCGGCGCAGGTTGTTAAGGATATCGAATCTTACAGGCTGACCGACCCCAACTGGTGGAATGTCTACGGACTGGGACGCATCGGTAAGGTTCAAGGGCTAGTTTACCCGTACTTCGAGCAAATAGATGAGCTGCCTGCTGATGGTCAGGAGTTCTACGGGTTGGACTTCGGTTACTCGAATGACCCGACTGTCTTAACCAGGCACAAGATTATTGGAGACTGCCTTTACAGCCGTCAGTTGATATATGAGACCGGGCTGACTAACGACCAGATAGCCGAGCGGATGGACCTGCTTGGAGTCCGCCGTAACTATGACGAAATCTGGGCGGACAGTGCCGAGCCGAAATCCATCGAGGAAATACACAGACATCAGAATCCAAAAAAGCCTGGACACTTCAACGTTAAGCCCTGTCCGAAGGGTGCCGACTCGGTTGAGTTTGGTCACCAGAAGGTCAGGCAATATAAGCAGCACTGGACTAAAGACAGCCTGGACTGCATTAAAGAGCAGAGAAATTTCAGCTACATCAAGGACAAGGACGGCAAGTTGACCGATAAGACCACTCATCACTGGTCACACGGTATGGACTCAAGGCGCTATGGAGTCGTGGGTTATACCAGCCGTGAGCCAACCGGCACAGTGGATGATGTTGGCAGTATGAAATCAGCACCTCTAAGCGGAATACGCGGGAGAACGTTCTAATGAAGATTGGACCCGTAACAATAAATTTTGCAGAGAAGAAAGCGCCTGTGAAACCTGACTATGATGAGCGCGGTGCGACCGGCACGGTATTCTTCTCCGGTTATCTCTCCGAAGAAGAATATAACAGCGATTTGCAGGGAAGCAAAGGACGGACTGTCTATGAGAAGATGCGCAAGTCTGATGGCCAGGTCAAGGCTTCCCTCCGCGCCTGCAAACTCCCGTTGAGGGCTGCTGAATGGACAATCGAACCTGCCTCTGAAGATAAGCAAGACATGGAAATTGCAGAGTTCATCGAAGATAACCTGTTCAACGGCATGACAAACACCTTTGACTCTTTTCTCTCTCATGCCCTGATTATGCTGGACTTCGGCTGGATGGCCTTTGAGCCGTGCTATGAGTTGGTGGACGGCATGGTTCGCTGGCGGAAGATTGCGCCCAGGTTGCCCAAAACGTTGAGCAAGTGGCTACTGGACGAGACGGGCGGGTTGGCCGGAATTGAGCAGCAGGTCTGGAAGAATGACACTTACCAGTACATCACTATTCCGGCTGAGAAGCTGATTGTTTTCACCAATGACAAAGAGGGCTCCAACTTCGAGGGAGAATCCATCCTGAGAACGGCATACAAACACTGGTACTACAAAGACAATCTTTACCGGATTGACGCCATATCTGCTGAAAGGCATGCTCTGGGCGTGCCAGTCTTCACGCATCCGGCTGACGCTGATGCTGCCACCAAGAGCACTATTGACTCACTCGGGCAGCGCCTGTATGCCCATGAGCAGGGTTATCTCCGGCTGGCCGATGGCTACAGCTTCAAGATTGAGGGACTGTCAGGAACTATCAAAGATATCCTGCCCTCCATCAAAGAGCATGACCGTCAAATCGGTGTGAGTATCCTGGCAGACTTCCTGGCTCTATCAGGTAGTGAGAGGGGCTCTTACTCGTTAGCCAAAGACCAGAGCAGCTTCTTTCTCATGGCGCTCAACTCAGTAGCTACCAACATCTGCGAGACTTTCAACCGCTATGAAATACAGCGCCTGGTCAGCTATAACTGGCCGAATGTTAAAGTTTATCCGAAGCTCAAGTGTGGGAATTTGTTTACCAGAGACATGAACGCCTATGCGACTGCCGTTTCTCAGTTAGTCACGGCGGGCGCTTTGACCAACAACCTGGAAACCGAAAACTCCCTCCGTGCATTGTTGAAGCTGCCAGAGCTTAAAGAGCCTGAAGAAGAAAAGCCGGCGGAAGCACCTGACAAACAATCAGAGCATAAGCACGTCTGGCAGGGAATTGAATTTATCAGGGAATTAACTGAAGCTGAGAAATCCGTTGACTTCTCCGAGATTGAAAAGAAGTTGGACAGCTCGGAGCAGGCGATAGTCGAAGCTGCCAAAGCCACTCAGAAAAAGCAGATTGACAAGCTGGTAGACCTGGCTTTGAAAATCATCGAGAAAAAGCAGGTGGATAAACTTGAAGATATAGATATTCCTTTCAGGGCGGAAATGGCGTCTGCTATCTCCGATGTACTGATGGAGCTTTACAGCTACGGGCGGAAGCAGGTCCGGCAGGAGCTTAACCTGCAAAAGAAGTCCGCAAAGCTGGCAGACTATGAGCCTTACGGCATGGAGCCGTTAGACCCTGCCCAAAAAGCCCTGATTGAGAAGTACCTGATTACCCGCGCAAAGGCGGACGTGAACCTGCTGGCTAACAAACTCAGAACAACTGTGACCTTTGAAGCCCTGAACCAAATCAGGCAGGGTGTCATAGACCGTGAAGCCCTGAGCGCTGCCTTGAATGAGCTATCTGACGCCGAACTAAAGAAAGCTGCTCAATATGCCGTCAGCGAGGCTTTCAACTTCGGGCGTTCGGCTGAGGCCGAACGTCTGAAAAAAGAGATTGAGACCTGCCAGTATTCGGCGCTCATGGACGGCGGAACTTGTGAGACCTGCTCCGCGATGGACGGAAAAGAGTGGGACTTTGATGACCCACGGACAATCAAGTATGCACGTGGTAACCCTGACTGTCTGGGCAAAACACGTTGCCGTTGTGTCCTGGTTTATATCTCAAAAACTGAGCGGAGGAATCCGTAATTGACAATCACAGCGATTGACATAAACACATACCAGCTTGCTCACCCATCTAAAGAGGCAATCAAGGTTG